CTTGTAAATCTTTAACTCCTTCCCAAATAACCTTTAATATCCAGCCACCAAGAAAGCCAACTAAAGCAATGGCAGTATTTATAATTGTTTGGGAATCCATTTTATTCCTTACCAATATCTTTTAATTTAATGGATTTTTGTGCGTTTTTATTCATTTCTTCTTGTAACCTTGTTGCTTGTTTTCGTTCAGATTTATTAATTGTAAATGTTGCAGCTTTTTCACCAATTTTTTCACCAATAGTAGATAGTCCTGGAATATGGGTCATAGCCCCAGCTTCTCTACCAAGCATAGGTAATTTTTCAGCAAACTTACCAACTCTTTGAGCTTGTAGAGCTGCTCCTTCATAAGCATGAACGCCTGGCATGATATGACCAGCATAATTTAAAGTATGAAAAGCTCTTTGTTCTTCAGGACTAAAAGCATATTCAATCTTTTTGGCCCTAGCGTTCAAAATCTTATTTACTTCATTTTGATTCCAAACGCCAACTTTGCCAGCTCCAGCCTGATAAATTTCTCTAGCTAAAGAACCACGCATTTCAGCTTTGGCAGCATTAGCATAATCAATCAGTTCAGGAGTAAGCTCTAAATCAAAATCACCGCCACGAACTCTGCCTTTAGAAATTTCATCGTAAGTGTCATAGATATGTTTCCATTGATCTACAGGCATTTGATTAAGCTTCTTAGGAATAGATTCAAAGCTGGTGGCAGTTTGTACGCCATTTGGATCAACTTCTCCAAATAGGGTTTTAATGCCTTTTGATTCAAATATTTTCTTTTCAGCTTTATGCAGATTGTCGGCTTTTTTATACAAATCTTGACCGCCAGCTAAAGCAATATCTTTATCAATGGCAGCGTTAATCTTGCCTATTGTTGAAGCATTATCTTTAGTCCATTCAGCGTTTAATGCTTCTCTTACAGCTTTCCATGCAGAAATGCTGTTTGGTGGCAAAATGTTTCCAGCTTTATCTTCAAAGCCAACAGTTTTAGCGAGCTCAATAAGCTGTTCAGCACTTTTAGCAACGCCTTCATTGCCTTTTAAGCCTAAACCAGCTCTGAATTGTTTGTTTTCCAATAGGTTATTGACTGAGCTAGATTGAATAGGGTTATCACCTACTTTTGCTCTAGCTTCATCGTAAAGAGATTGCTTTGCTTGTTTTAGATAGCCAGTTAAGCCTTCATCACCAGCAATAGCATCATTCATCAACTGACCACGTTCATAGTCTGTGGGAAGGTTTTTGCTTGCTCCTGTGGCTTCTACACGCTGATCAGCATATCTAGTAAGAGCATTTTGCTCATCTGCAATCTGCTTACGCAATAACTCGCTTTTTGGAGTTTGATTGGCTGATTTTGCTTCTGTATATTCTTGGCGCAATGTATTCTCATTGCCAGTAATAACTCCAGTACGAACCTGACCAGTATTACCAAGCACTTCATTGGCAATATCAGCTCTAGTAGCTTGTTCTGTAAGAGCAACATCCTCTTTGATCTTTGATAGCTTAACTGTTGGATATTGACCCCTGGCAATTTCTTCACCAGTAACTTTTCCAGCATAAGGATTTATTTCAGTTTTAGCAGCACCAACTCCAGCCATAGCTGGCTGAACTCCAGCAGGAGCTGTTGGCTTTGGTGCTTGTTCCATTTCAGGAAACGCTTTATTAAACTGTTCGCTTAATTTGGCTCTTGCTCCTTTAGTTGCAGCAACACCTTCTCCAGCAGCAAAGGATAAAGTATTAATCATGTTTTCTACGTCAGACTTGGGAATACCAGTCTTTTTAGAAATGGTATCTGCACTTTCCCCAATATATTGACCAATAGAATCCATAGCTCTACGAACAGCTTCTTGCTTATAAGCTGGATCTTCTGTAATCCCTAAAGCTTTTCCAATAGGACTTTCTAAGGGAGCAGATACTTTTTGAGCCAAAGCTTGAGCTTCTTCTGGACTCTTTTGAAAAGCTCTAGCACCAGCATAAGTAGCACCGCCAACAACAGCAGGAACAGCTCCTAAAGCAATATCAGCAATAGAAGCCAATCCTTTGCCAACATCAGCAATAGGCTTGTTTGTTTCTTGAGCAGCTTTAGCAATTTGGGTAAATCCTTTAGGCTGACCTTTTTCTGTTGGGGCTTCAGCAGCAGGAGTGTTATCCCACAAATCAGCAAAATTATTAGAAGCTGGTGCGCCTGAAACAGTTACAGAAGCTTGTTTAGGTGAATAGGATGATTTAGGATTTATTTCTACATGAACTGGATCTTTTAATCCAAAAGGTCTATGAAGTCCAAATTGATCTAAAAAGGCAGCAGGAACTTCTGGAGAAATATCAGCAGCCATACCTTTTTCATGCAAGCTAGTGCCAGGCTTTGCTACTAAATTAGGGTTTGATCCTCTTTCTCCCCATAATTTCACACCTAGTTCTGCTGATCTTGCTCCGCTAGTAATTGGCAAATCTCTACCAGTTTTGGCTTTCCAAGCTTCGTTAGCAGCCTGTAACCTACCAGACATATCTTCGTTTAGACCGCCAAATTTATTTGTTGGCTCTTGTTCCCACAAATCAGCAAAATTTGCCATGATTAGATTAATCCAAGTTGACGAGCCAGTTTAATTTTTTCACCCATAGCTCTTTGCTGATCAGGTGACATTGATCGTTTAAGTTTAGCAACTTCTTCAGGCGTTGTTTCTTGGAAAATATGGAAATCATTAACTTGATTGAATTTTTGCAATCTGTCAGCATAAGCAGCAGGATCATTAGCTACTGGCTGTAAGAACTTGTATTTAGCTTGATTAAGCTTTTCCATGCCAATCATTTGATCAGCAATTTGCTTAATAGCTTGTTCATTCATTTTCTTATTAGGATTTGCAGCTTCAGCTAATTGACGAGCCATATCTGTATTTCCACCAGCCAATGAAAGCATTGCAGAGGTCTTAGCCAATTCGTCAGTTGACATTTTTTCAGTTTGGTAAACATCCAAACCAATAGCTTGAGCAATACCAGAAGCCAATTCTTTACGTTGACCACCAACACCAGTAAATGCTTCAGGAGCCAATTTCTTAATGTTTTGGAATAAAGCAATTCTAGGCTCAGAATTAGAAGCAGCCTGTTGCGTAGCTGTAAAGTCTGTTGATAGATTAGTTGCAGCGACATTACCCATTCCAGCTTGTGCTTGAGTAGGATTTAATGTTTGACGTTGAGTAAATTGATTTTGAACTTGACCAGGTGCGCCACCTTGAGGAGCCCCTTGAGGCTGTCCTTGAGGTGCTTCAATAGGAGCAGAAATTTGATTAGTTCCAGGAGTAATACCAACAATTTGACCAGAAGCATTAGTGGTGTATTGAGGTGTTCCTTGGCTTACTTGAGTTGCAGTTCCTGATGCAGCCATTAATCCTTGTTTGATTTTTGGGCCAATTTCAGTTGGATTATGCAATGCTTGAGTGTAATATTGCCCTAACATTCCTTTAATAACATCGTCATGCAAACCTTTTGTTTTTAAAGTGCTGCCAACTTCATCTAATGCCCTTAATGCATCTTCCCTTCCTTTTGGAGAGTTTTCTGCATTTTTAATTCTTGGATCAGTCAGTAATCTAGCAGCTTCATTTTGAGCCACAATACCTTGATCATTTGTAAATCCAAACTGCGATCTATTTGCTTCAGTAGTTGCTTTTTTAGCAGTAGCTTTACCAGTTTCAATTTCAGAAGGTAGCAATGCTGTTTTCTTTTGCAACTCAAGGTTTTTATTGGATATATCAAGCATATCCGCAATAGTCATAGATTTAGGCGCATTTTGACTGCCGTAAATGCTGGCATCTAAATTTTGCCCTAATTGAGGAACTGAAAGTCCGCTTGTGCCGATTGCCATATATATTCCTTACGCTAATGGGCCAATAAATGATGATGAATTAGGATTGGTAGATTGGTTATTTGTAAAGTTACTTAAAGCATTGCTACCATATCCACCAGCACTTAATTGATTTTGCATAGCAGCATTTTGAGCTGTATTTTGTGCGCCAAGTTGAGATGCTGTTGCATAACCTATTCCACCTAATGAATTTGCTGCTCCACCATAAATATTGCCTTGTGCAATTTGAGAAGCAGCAGTAGCATTAGCAGAACCAATTCCTAAATTTGCAATATTGGTTGCAGTACCAAGTTGAGCATTTGCAGATCCTGTAGAACCAGCAAGACCTACACCAGTATTAGCTAAATCAATAGCTGCAATATTGCCTCTTTGGGTTTGAAAGTTATTAAATGCGTTTTGATAAGCATTAGAAGCATAATCTTCAGCAAATTTGGTTCTAGCCATATTTACATTAGAACCACCACCACCTACGTTTACGTTTTGGCTAGTTGCTCCCAAACCTTCATTTTTCATAAATTCATAGTTTGGTGCTAAATTAGATTTTAAATCTTGAGCAGTAAATTGTTGATTAAAGTAAGGATTATTTGCAGTTAAACTGGATAAAGGAGTAGCTCCATAATTTGCATATGGGGTAAATTGTTGCGATGCAGTTTGACCAGCAGCAAGTAAATTGCTTTGTTGTTGTGAAGCAGCATTAGCTTGAGTATTGGCAGCATTTTGCGCCCCTTGCGAACTCATATAAGCACCGCCTAAAACGGCTGCGCCTCCAATTACTGCTGCTGTTATTCCTCCTGCCATAATGCTTCTCCCTAATCACTAAAACCGAGATTATTAGCTAATAGCATTTTAATGCCATTAGAAAGCTTTTCGGTATCTTTTTGTTCAGTTTTATGTTCTAAAATTCGATTAGACATTAATCCACATTCAGGAATAATGTATAACCTATCCTCTATTGTTGCTATATCCGTACAATTATCTGGATTTTCGTAAATATCAATCCAAATAAGTTCTTCATCAAATACACGACCAACACGTTTGATTCCTGCTGGAGCATCAAATTCCATAGGAGCTGTCAAAGTCTTTATTTCATCATCAATATTGACCGCTATTGTTCCCTTTTTAAGAATTACTTTATAAGGGGTTTTATGTTCAGCACCAACAATAACTGACCAAGGAGGAGCAATCATTGTGCGAATATATTTGCCAGGTTCAAAATCATGCAAAAACTTTACATCAGCTTGAGGCATTTGCAAAAGAGCCTCTTGAAGCCGTTCAACTTTTTCTTTTAGCTGAACTGCTGGAAGAGTTTGTTTTTCAACTAATTGAGTATTCAAAACTGACCCCCTCCGATTCCTAATAAGGCAGTTAAACTTGTAAATACGCCTGTTGATGGGGTTATATTTCCAATAACAGTATTGTTAATAGAACCACCATTAATGACCATATAGTTTACTGTTTGACTTACAACATCAGGATTTTGAAGCCAAATAAGCCATTCTCTTGCTGGCCTTTGGGTTAAAGGATCAAGAAATTGGCTTTGAGGATAGCGAATATTGCTATTAATTGGCGCAGTTGCCATTAATTTTCCCCACCTTCGGCTTTCAAATTGGCTGAAACAATAACGGCTTTAATTGAATCTGTTACGGCTACTTCATAGATTCTATCTCTTGACCAGCCCAATCTGCGCCAAATAGCACGATTATTGTATTTTCCGACCTTACCAATGCTTACCCAATGCTCATTAGACCATGTAGAACCGCCATCAGATGACCAACGGAGCATTGCTTGAGGATCATATCCTTGACCAGTTTGCAAGCCTACACCAGGCTGAAATTGAATCTGCATTTCTGCAAAAAATTGACGTTGAAGATCTGTAACTAAATGAGGGCATCTACGCAATCTACGAATTAAATTTCCATCTTCTGTATAGACTTCATTATTTAATTGATAAAGTTTGCCATTTTCATAGTCACCAACTATGTAATAGTTTCCAAAGAAAGCACCGCAATTTGAACGATGACGATGATAACCAGTTACAGAATCCCAAGAAAGCCATTTATGCCAAACTTTAGTAGTTAAGTCATATACCCAAGTTAAATCAATAGAAGGAAATGTAATTACATACATTTCATGGCCTTCTAAACGATAGGTATAGGCAACAGCATCATCAATCTTTTGATTCATTAAAGACTGTTCTACGGCATGATTAGATAGCCTTACAAAGGTATAACCTTGAACCGCACCAATAATTCCTTGCCCACGAGCATCTTGAGAAACAAACATAATTTGTTCTTCAAATTGCCAAACGCTATTTGGTGCAGCGCAACCATGTTGCATCATAGTTCCTGAAACACGAGCAAATGGAAAAGTAGTTAATCCAGTTATTTGACTTCCAACATCAACCCAAACTTCAGTAGTTTGCTCGCCAAGCAAATAAACTTGTCTATGATCTGCAATAACCGCAACTATAGGATCAGGCTCACCATCTTTTGTGCCGTAATAAGCATTAGTTGAATAAACCGATGAAAGATCTGTACAAGCCCAATTATTAGTTCCAGGCTCGTTATATACGTTGTAATTATCAATTACGTCAACTGTAGATGCTCCAACCCAAGGGCCGTCTGATGGAGGCAAAACACTAAAAGTATTTGTAGAAACTACATAATAATAACGATTTGAGCCATCAACAATATAGGCAATTAATCCATCAGAAGTAGTTCTGTTATAAGAAACTTGGCAAACACCAGCAGTTGTACTTATTGCTCCAACTTGAGTTGCTTTGTAAGATTCATCTATTGTGTAAACATATTGATTGCAAATAGCAATCATTACAAAAGGGTTTGTTCCATGCAAAGGAAATAATGCCCTTACTTCTCCTGCTGGCAACTGACAAACTTCAACAAGTCCAGGTGTAGGATATAAAGCTATTGCTCCTCTAGTTCCTTGACCTTTATTAGGATCAATTTCTAGATAAAAGTTAATACATTCCTGATCATCTTGATAGATGGAAGGAGCTTCGTAAGATGGGCCAACAAAGCCAAAATCAGCCATTATCGGAAGAACCCACCAGAAAGAATCCAACCAGCATCTTTAGCTCTGCCAACAAGCATAGAGTCTGGATAACCAGCAGCAGCAATAGGCCTCATATTATTTCGTTTAATAGTCGATTTAGATTGAGCTGCATAAGCATTAATCATGCCAATTTGCGTTGCAGAAGCTTTGCCATACATCGGCATCAATCGTTCAGCTAAATTCCATCTAAGAGCCATTGAATAGCCTTGTGGAAGCACAATATCGTCATACAAAGTTTCATAATTGCTAAAAATGGTAGATGAGAACATATGCATCTCACCTTGACTTGGATTAGGCCATACAAATACATTACCAGTATCCGCATTAGGATTGTAATAAAGAGCTTTAGGCCAAGGACCATTTAAAGTTTTTAAACCAATTTGATTGTAATTATCCAAAGACAATACTGCTACTTGGTAATCTAAGCCACCATTAGGAACAGCTTGTCCATTAGACTGAGTATTTACCCTTACATAAGCTTGGTCAATAAATAATGGTTTTTGATAGTAAGCAGTAATAAGTTGAGAAGCTACTGGAGATGGGTAAGTAATATTTAAACGATAAGTGCCAGTTTCATTAACTTGACCTCCAGCACCAGTAATAAACTCAACAATCTTAGTACCAGCAATAATTCCTGTGCCTTTTAGGGTTTGCCCTTGAGCTACTGCGCCAGTTGTAAGACCAGTAACAGTCAAAACATTGCCTGTAATTGATCCTGTAAAAGATGCACCAATGTAATTTGCCGTTGATGGATTAGGACCAATAGTGTATTGAACCTGACCAGAAATTAAAGGAAATATGATTTCTGTAGTGTTAAATACCATCATATCTTCGTTTGACCATTGATCAATCAGGTCATTAAGCATATCAAAAGCATCTTGAGCTGCATCAGCCGTTGGAACTTCACCAGCTTCTAATGCGCCAATATCTTTTAATGCTCTGCTAATAATATCAATAGGTTTTGTCATAGCAGTCCTTAATATGTATTCCAGTTAGCTTTTCTAACCTTCATTCCAACAATAGCTATTTTTGATACGATTCCATATACGCCAAATCCAACATAACAAGCATTTGCTGGCATTGTTACAACTTGACGCAAATAAGACCAAGAAGTTGTAACACCTTGAGATTGATCAACAATATTAGTAAAGTCGCTTAACAATGTTCCTGTGTTGTCAAATATAGCGCAACCTAAAGAAGCTGTTGATCCAGATAAAATCTTTACCCAACCTTCAACCAAAAAACTATCATTTTGTTTGGTTCTAATGGCAGTTGATTTAACTGTTGACAAAGAAGTTCTATCAACAGTAAATACACCAGCTTTTCCTGTAGCATCTACATAAACTGAATTAGTATAATAATATCCAGAAGGAACGTCTGTTGATAATCCTATTGTTGTTCCAGCACCATATTCATTGTATAAATAATATCCATCAGTAGTAATTCCTTCTGTATCTACAGCAAGAATACTGTCATAAATACTTTGCTCAACAGTATCTAATTTGTAAGTAGCAAAATATGGATCGGCATATCCATTTGGATACCAACGACAACCATTAAATTCAACACTTTGTGCATTTCCGCTTAACAATGGAACAAATTGAGCCCATTCTTGAATATCACAATTATTGAAGGTGATTTCAATATTTCTTGAAGAACCAGTATTGTTTACTAAAGATTTAGCACTAAAAGATCCTGTTCCAGGAGGTCTAAAAATCTGACAATCGCTAACCTTGAGAACAGATGCAGCACTAGCACTTGAAGGAATATAAAATTGATTAGTTAACGACTGAGTATTTAAAATGCGACCACCAGTAATTTTTAACTCTCCGCTAATAGAAAATGGAACATCCACTTCTGTCATACATTGATTTAAAAATACATTACCGCCATTTACAATACTTCCATTAGTTGTTACATCGGCTACGCTATTTTGAATTTCGCTATTGCTAATCACTAATTGACCAGCATCACAAGTAAATGCTCTATTGTCTTGATAGTTAAAATTACCTGGTGATCCAGTTGACCAGCCCTCATCTTGAACAGCTACCATGCTTCCAGTTAAAAATATAAATCCATTGCTATGATTTACATAAATAGACTTTTGCATACCTTTGGTCATGTAACCAAAAATACTATTTTCTGATTGAGCATAATTAGTGCTTGAATTGCCAGGCAAAGCACCAAAAACCAATCCAAGCAATCCATATTCAATTTGCAAACCAAAGAAATTGTTATATTGTGAAGAAAGACTTGCGTTATACCACCATAAAGCACAAGTGTAATTTCTCTTAAAGTTCATATTGATCTTTAAGCCATAAATATTGGTGCTATATCCTTGAAATCTTAATAAACAATCTTGATTTGCCGTTGATCCAGCAACCAAATAAGCATTGTCGCAATACCAAGTTGTATAACAAGCACCAGTATCTAAAGTGGTTACTTTATAGTTTCCAGAAGGAAAATAAAGGCTACCACCAGCAGCAGTAGCGTTAATAGCAGCCTGAATGGATGCTGTATCGTCTGTTGTGCCATCGCCAACAGCACCAAAATCTTTAACTGAAACCCATTCTTGAAGCTTTGAAAATACTGTTCTTCCAACTGCTGCTGAGTAAAAACCGCTTGAATTAGCCTGTTTAAAGCCTACTAATGCGCTTCCTTTTGTAAGGCTAGAGGTATTAGCTAAATCTGCATAAACTTGAGCAATTTCTTGAGCAGTAGCTATTCCGCTTAAATTGTCATAAGAGCCAATTTGATTTGCTGAAGCATCTTGCAATATAAATTTATAAGATAAAGAAGTATCAAGCCAAACTTCACTAGGAGTTCTTCCTGTTGAAGTTAAAACAATAGGATTTGCATTTGCAACATTTCCTGCGCTAGTTGTATAAGTAGCAGCAAGAGTTGAAGTTCCAGCCTGATAAGTGTAAAGAAGGCCACCAGCCAAAGGAACGCCATCATTGCTAAAAAACTGCCATCCTGCGCCAGCTAAAGGGGAAAGGTTAACTGCCATTTATAGCTCCTAATTGTTTGGCGTAAATACTTGGGGCAACCAAGGTGCAACAACAGTTTTATTGTTTTTCAATAAATTTAACTGTTCTTCTAACCTAGATTTTATGAGATTTATGCCGTCTTTCATAGTTTCTTTCTCTATCCAAGAGGCAACCATTTCTTCTGTTATTTGATTAAATGGAATATCTGTTACAAGATTAGAGAACCACCAATTTCCTTCTGTTTCTACAAATTGTTCATCATCTTTTGCTATAACTCTATATTTAGCATGAGTAATGACTTCGTTTTCAGCAGAAATTTCTAATATATTCCATTGATAATTGATCATAATTATTCACGAACTGTTGGTTCGTTTCCTTGTGCAAGCCAATCAAGATATTCAGCATACTGTCTATTATCTGGATCAAACGGAATAAAAGTATTGTCAGATCTATAAATAATGTTTTCGCAAACAGTACCATCAGGATTTTTAATTTTTTCGTATGTATAGTTCATAGTTCAGCATCAGCAGCATAATGACCAGAAACTGCATTAAAACCACCAGCTCCTTGTTGTTGAGGGTTAAAACCATTGACACCAATGTTATAAATATATCCTGCATATTGGTTAAAACTTCCGTTTAAAAGCCAATATCCACTACTATTTCCATATAAAGTTAAGGCTGGAGTTCCTCTTTTTGTTACTTTAAAAGCTCCATAAGCACCTACATAAAGGTTATTTGAAGCAGCTCCAAATTGACCTACACCAGTAGATAAAGAGCCAGATCCACCATTTGCAGGAGCAGTTCCATAATCAAAAGTGGTTTCATAGTACCTTTGGCACATATCAAACTCACGCTGGAAATTCCTAATTTCAAAAGGAGTAGCTTGAGTTCCTGTTTCAAACTGTGTGCCAGTTATACGGAAAATAGCTCCATTTGTACCAGTTACGTTTACTTGTCCTGTAACGCCTCTTAAATAAGTGCCACTCCAAGAACCAGCACTACCAACTACTGAAGATCCAGCACCTAAAGACCAAGATACAGAAACTCCAATTCTGTTATCTGTAGTCCATGTTCCTGTGGTATCTCCAGCAATAGTAATGGTTTTGTATTCCCATGTATTTGCAGAATTTACTGTGTAAGAAGCAAGATAACAACGAGTACCATTAATATTTCCAAGAACTACAGAATATGTTCCAGTAATGCTTGCATATACCCAAAAAGAAATAGTAATGGTTTTTGCGCTTGCAGTTCCCCATCCTAAATCAATGACGTTATAACCTTCGATTGATTGATAGCATGAAAAATAATCAGAAGCACCAATAGAAAATGCTGAATTTGAGCTAAATCCTAAATAGTTAGAAAATCCAGCAGGAAGCGTACCGCCTCCATTATTTTGCTGCCAAGTTAATTTTCCAGCTTGAGTAGCATAATATCCAAAACGATCTACTGTGTAAGTTAAACCAGTTCCTGCTGCTCCAGCATTTCTTTGATCAATAACCATGTAGCCATTGATAAATCTATTTTTATATCCAAAGCTACTTGCCGTTTTAACAGTACCAGTTACAGAAGCGTTTGTTGCGCCTGGATCTGTAGTATTTCCAAGAGAAAGACCGCCTGAAGCAAATAAACGCATTTGCTCCGTATTATTTGTAGCAAATCTAATAGGCTGATTATCAATATGATAAACAAGGCCTTCTCCTGCTGTACTTACACCTACAACAAAACCATTAGTTGCAGATCCATTTTGGTATTTTGTTGCTACTTCTGTAGATCCTGCTTTATAAAGACTTAAAACTGAAGTTGGATTGTTATTTCCAATGCCTAAATAACCAGAACTTGTAAGCCTCATTAGCTCTGTTCCTGCTACTCCAGCATTAAACCATTGATAGCCATCACCAGTAAAAGTGCTAAAACGACCCCATCCAGTTGAATAATCAACAACTATTCCGTCTGATGGTGGAGTTCCTGTAAATGTTCCAGTTGAAACTAAACCAGCAGCAGCAGTAACGCTTCCAGCTAATGAAAGGCTTGTTGACCATTGCGGAGCAGATCCGCTTGAGGTCATTACAGTATTCGATGATCCAATGCCAAGCTTAGTAAAGGCAGTTCCTGAAGCCCAATAAACCATATCACCAGCCGTATAGTTAGTAAGTCCAGTACCGCCAGCAGTTGTAGGAACAGTTTTCCAGCCAATAACTTGAACAGAACCGCCAGAATCTTTATAGAAAAGTTTGCCATCAGCGATATTGATCGCTAATTCAGAGCCTGTGGCGTTATTTAATAGATTTGCAGCACTAGGAGTATTTCCTCCTGTAGAGCTTGAATATATTAATAAGGGGGTAAATCCTGTTTGCGCCATCTAGAAAGCTCCTCCACCCATACCGCCAGTAGAAGTAAGAACTCCTGTCGATGGGTTAAATTGAAGTTTAGTTGAAGAAGTATTTACAGGCAAATTTCCTGTAGTCGTACTTACAATCGTTGGATAATAAGTAGCATTGGTACTGGTGTTATCAGTAATCGCTACGTTATTTGCGTTTGTTGCAGTTGTAGCCGTTGTTGCGCTTGCAGCAGAACCGCTAATATTGACTGCTAAAGAAGTAATTGATCCGCTTACAGCATTCAAAGCTACGGCAGTTGTGCCAATATAAAGAGTTGAATTGCCCAAAACTCCACTAGGAATAGTTCCTGACAAATTGCCAGCAGTAAGGCTAGTTAGACTTGCTCCTGATCCGCTAAATCCTGTGGCTGTAAGAACGCCAGTAGAAGGATTGAACTGGTATTTAGTAGAGCTTGTATATTCTGTTGTAAGGTTTCCAGTTGTTTGATTAGCGAACAAAGGATAACGAGTTGCATTTGTAGTGGTGTCATCGGTTACAGTCGCATAGGATGTTGGAGTAGTCCACGCAAAGCCACCGCCAGTTGTATAGCTTAAAACTGTGTTATTTGTGGGAGCAGTAATAAATGAAGTTGCTCCTGCGCCTGTTTGATAAGCAATCTGATAAGCCAATCCACCAGCTAAATTAGTCGCAGTTGTCGCTGTTGTGGCAGATCCTACCGATAAAGTCGATTGAGCTACATATTGAGGTGCAGATGCGCCAGCCGTCAATACATAGTTTGTAGTGCCTAAAGCTAAAAATGTAGTCGTTCCTGAAGCAGATTGATAAGGCAATGAGCCAGCAGCTCCACCAGCAATATTTGTAGCACTTGCAGCCAAAGTAGCTGAAGCAACTGCACCGCTAACAATAGAACCTAAAATTGAGGTAATCCAAGAAGGATTTGAGTAGCTTCCAGTTGTATATACGCCATTGGTTACAGTTGCAGCATTTCCTGAGATATTGATACCCCAAGTGCCAGATGCGCCTGTTCCATCAGCTTTAGGTGCGCCAATAGTATTGTAGGAAACAGTTAAGGTAGATCCACCATTAAAAGTAGATCCTGAAGCACCGCCTGTACCGCTATTGTTAAAAGTAAGGCTATTAGTTACGCTTCCTGCGCTTGTCGCAGTAGCAGCATTTCCACCAATATTGAGGCTAGTTGCTGTGCCAGTTAATCCTGTGCCAGGGCCACTAAACTGCGTTGTCGCAGTAATTGTTGTGCCTCTTACAGTCGTTGCCGTTGTTGCGCCTACAGTAGCTCCATCAATAGAACCTCCTGTAATGGCTACAGAACTGGCATTTTGCGTTGACATTGTGCCAAGACCGCTAACTTGAGTATTGGCAATAGCGATTGAGGTATTAGTAACGCTAGTTACTTGACCGCTTGCATTAGTTACGAATACAGGAACGCTAGATGCAGATCCGTATGTTCCAGCAGTTCCAACTGGAGTAATGCTAAAAGTATTAGAAGCTAGGGTTAACCCTGTGCCAGCGTAATAAGTATTTACATTTGAAAATTGAACAAAAGTAATTGGAGTTACATTAATTGTTCCAGTATCAGCAGAAGTAGATACCCAAGCAGTATTAGCTTGAGAGCCATTTAAAAGGACTGTGTAAGCCCCTGGAACTTCAGCCCATACATCCATGTCAACCGCACGAGTCCAAGCTCCTGACGAGGCTATATAGATGCCGTTTTCAGATGATGTTCCTTGGTTTTTTACAAGAACTCGATTGCCAGATAAAACAGAATATCCATCAATCGTTTGCAATCCTGACAAAGTAATATTTGTCAAAGTGCCTACTTTACAGGCAGCTTTAGGATTTAAGCCTTGAGTGACTGTATCAACATAAAGCTTATTAACAATATCATTATTGGCAACTGGAGCTGTAGAAATTTGACCAGTTGCAGTTTTAATATCAGTAAAAACCCCAGTAGAAGGCACTAAAGCACCGATTGTGGTGCTATTAATAGTGCTATTGGTAATGGTTAACCCTGATTGAATAGGATTAACTGATGCGTAAAACGGCTGACCCTGACCTATAAATGTTTGAAAATTGCCATAAACATCAAAATAAGCCTGAACTGGCAGTAGATTTTGATCTACTGTTGAAGAAGGGCCAGTCATAATGCTCCTTAATAAGCTATTGCATTAACTAAAACAATATCACCAGCAGACATTGGAGCAGCAGCTCCAGTTGTTACAGAATAGCTAGTAAATGTTACTGATGTTGCTGAACTTGCAGTTAATTGCAAAAACAAAGTGCTACCACTTGTTACATCTGCTGCAAAAGCTAACCAGCCATTTACCGCAGTTGGCAAGGTAATTGAACCAGCAGAAGAACCACCAGTTCCCACTACAACTTTAAATACAAATGTAGAAACAGCAGTAATGGTTGCACCAGTACCCCATCCTGAACCTAAAGTAGGCAAAGTAGAAGAAGTGGCAATTAAGTTACCGCCCATTTGAAATACAGCAGGGTTGATAGTATCGCCTGTTAAAGGTGGGCTAAAAAATGCCCCACCAGGGCCTACTAAACCTAAACATACACCAGCATTATTGAACTGCGCTTGAACTGGAACTGTTTGAACTGTTACTGTTGAAGCTACTTGATTTGAACTCATTATGCAATTCCTTCACCAGGTGTAATTTCTGCACTAGAAGCTGCACTAGATAAGAACCAAGCATTAGGTGGAATACCGCTAAATACTTGCACACCATTAGCAGGAATGTAAAAAGTATTATAAGAAGGTACAGTCAAAGCAGGAGCTGTAACGACAGGAGTTGAAGTTCCATCGTTAGGCTCTTGTGGTTGCCAAGATACTCGAATAGCACTAGAAGTAATGTTTACAATTCGATAACCTGAAGGGTACACATTGTTGCTAGACTTTACTTGAACAGCAGCCAAGCTACCAACCAAGTATGTTGGCCCAAAAGGGGCAAAAGCTGAATTGTAAGCCATTATTTAACTCCTTAAACTACATTAGCTGGAATTGGACTATCTTCGCAAGTTGAAACTTTAATCAACAAAGTACCAGCAGTTTGAGTAGCTGAAGAACCAGTAGAGTTTACTAAGCGAACAATAACTTGATTTGCAGTATTTGTATAAGCATTTCCAATAGAAATACCTGTTACCAATCCAGCATCAAATTGAGCTTGAATAAAGTCATTAGGCTGAACACCAGGAACAGTCAAAGTAACATCAGAAGTTGTGCCTGAAATAGTTGTTGATGGAAGGGTTACTTGAACAATAGATTGGGCAATAATATTGCCACGACAGACAGTAGTCTTAGACATAGTTTTTCCTCTAAAAAAGGTAATTCAATTATAGGTTAAATAAGAAAAAAAGCCATACTTTTTGGGCATGGCTTTCTTTCTTTTACTTCATGGATTTTTAATAGAAGCCTGGGCTTAAATCATATCCGTAAATATACACGTCAACAGTCGCAGTAGCGAAAGCTGTAGAGATATTTACATATACAGTTTGAGCTGACTGAGCTGTATTAGGGTTGGATGCAGCAGAAATAGTTACATAAGATGGTGTAGTTTGACCAGTTAATGCTGCTGCTGTCAAAATGCTTGTAGTACCGCCTTTATTAACTGCTGTGTAAACACCTAAGTTAACAGAAGCTACAGATTGTGTTGCTCCAGCGTTGTTTGCGTTAGCTACAACTACTGAAACAGGAACATAAAGTGCGCTGTTGTTAATTTGAACAGCAAAATCTGCTGCTGCTGCTGTTGAAACACCTTTCAACACACCTAGAACACGCAAAGCTTGTTGGCTATTGAGGTTCGAGGGATGAGTGGTATTAGTTACTGCTGGTCCTGGATTGCTCATGATAGTTTTCCTTTATCCGTTAATAATTAAGCTGCAACTCGGCAAGCGAGTTCTGGATACAAAGGAGCCCAGCCGTACAGTACGTCAACACGAGTTGGAATAGAGTCATTGTTAATGGTGTATTGACGAACTACACGCATTGACAGACCAATGCGT